ATTGAGAATGACAAGAGATTGGCTGCACTTAGAGAGTATGCTCAAACGGCTTGAAGTCTAAATCCGAAACTTGAGTCTTTATCTTCTGTCTTTTACCTTTTTCTTTTCATGTTTTTTATCTTTTATCTTCCTTTTTAATCATCATCTTTTTAAACTCATAGCCTTTTAATCTTATTCTTCTTTTCATCCTTGTCTTTCATGTTACAAAAAAAAGAAAAATCAATCATTATAATAAGGTGTAATTTGTTCTTAGTTCAAAAAGACCTTATGCTTATTAATAAAATACTTGATTTAGATTAAGAATGTGTGGAATTCTATAAAATTGTTATTGAAAGTTTTGTTGTTTCAAATAAAAGCAGTACCTTTGCATCGCAATTCAGAAATACAACAATTGCTTAACGCTCTATTTGATGTGTTTTTTGATTTGTTTTGGTTAATATCGCGGAGTGGAGCAGTTGGTAGCTCGCCAGGCTCATAACCTGGAGGTCGCATGTTCGAGTCCTGCCTCCGCAACTAATAGCGACATAGCAAGTTGTAACACAACAAGTTATGTCGTTTTTTTGTTTTATACTGCGACAAATCTGCGACAAAGATAATAAGGAATCAAATAATATTATTTAGTTTGATAATTAATCGCTTTCATACAATCTACACAAATCGTTTATACAACATTTCATGGTCTGCCTAAGCGACTGTGGTTCCATCACTTCTATCATCGTCCCATAGCTTTGCAACTCCATTATGAAGTCGTAGGTGGGACGAAGCGTAAGTTCGAAATCAGCATATTCATTGCAAGAACAAAGCTCTTTCTGCGAGAGATGCAATGGAAGAGAGCGCATGTAGTGTTGGTGTGCACCAAAGGCCCGAACAACAATTCGTTGCAAGGGTATATCCTCGTCTATTACTACGCCGAAGAAGCTTGAGAAATAGTCCTTGGCATTGAAGTCGCAAGGGAACTTGAAATGATCTTTTGTTATTTCTATATTCTCAAATCTGTCAAGTCCGTAGATACGTAACCTACCCTCATTGATACTCAGCGCGAACACATACCAACGCTTCTGGAACATTTTCAGACAGTATGGCGCAATGGGGAATGTATAGGAGTTCTTGTAGTGGAAATTCCGATAAGTAGCCATTATGACGTTGTTGCCCTTCATGGCATCGACTATATCCGTAAGGAAATGACGGCTCGACGGAATCTCCTCTACAAGGATGCGGTCTTTGAGCGACGTATTTTGTGACAACGTATTGGCTGTAGAATAGGTGTCGAGCAGCCAACGTGACAGTTCGCCATTGGCAAGACTCTCGGGATTGGAGATGTAGTAACGATAGCCGCTCTTTAGCCGTAAGTACCGGGCACAGAACGAAACGTATATGTGTCGGTCGGCTGAAAATGTTGTAAAAAGTTTGTGTTTCAATAAGTTATGTGCTGTCGGCTGAAATGGCGGTACAAAACGAAGCGTTTACATAGGTTTAATTTCGGTTTACTTTTGAGGGCATAAGCTGGTGCGCAGGTTTGCGTAGAGTTTAATTCTTTGGGCTGTAGGTTTGCATCTACGGCCTTTTTTGTGCCCATGCGGTAAATCCCTTTGCTTATGCGGCTTTAGCGCGTGTATGGGGCTTATATGGGCTTTGTCCGAATGGCATTTGAGCGATGCTTGAATGGCGTTATGATGTGATAGGGGAAGATGGCCTCAAAAATGTTAAAAATAGGTGCTGGGGTTACAACTGGGGTTACAAAGTGGGGTTACATTTTCCGAAAAGTGGGGTTACACATTTAGGGTTTAGGGGGGTAGGATAGAGGGGAGGGAAAAGGAATGTTTTAAGGGGTAGGGTGGGGGAAACTGCCCATTTGCGATATAGGTAAAATGTGCAAGAATCTGGCTAAAACCTTGTGTTTATGGGGATTCTTGCATGAAGCGAACCTCAAAAGAGGGGGTACACCCCTCCAAATGGGGTACGAATGGTGTTGGAGGGGTATGTGTATGGTGCTATTCTAACCTTATGACACCGATAACTAAGGCTACTGCGTGAATGGCTGAGTATGGAAGCTCAAACGGGTCGTATTTTTCGTTGTCCGATACGATGAGGACATGGTCTTTGTCGCTCCCAGGTTTTATGCGTTTAATGAGTGCGCCTTGATTTGTGTCTATAACATAAACTTTATTCCATTGAAAGAATAAATCAGACATCGGAACTCGTTGGCAAGCGACAATATCGCCAGAACTATATTTTGGGTACATGCTTGAACCTTTTACGGGAATGAGAAAGTCTGCGCCCTTAAATGCAGGTACAACGTAACGTTCACATTCATATTCAAGTACGGTTCTCTCGTCTGTCAAAGCACCTGCCATTGCGTCAATGGGGATAAGCGGAATACCCTCGTGGCTGTTGTCTGGAACTGGAACAGCGATGTGTTTTTTTTGATCATCATTCGCCTCCCCCTGAATTTGTTTATCGGCGTTGTTTTCAAGCATGCTTCCAACTCCAATCATGAGCCAACGAGCTGAATATTGGGGATAATTTTCAACTATCGTTTGAACCCATTTAGACTGAATGTCTGTACCGTTGTTTATGGCACGGGACAAAACACCCTTACTTGCGCCAATCTGACGTTCAAGAGCGCCGATGGTTATCCCCTCATTAGAGGCTATTTCCTGTATTCTTGATAAAATATTACCCATAAGTTGAAAATAATTCCCGAATATATTTGTCGGGTTGAAAATTATCACTATCTTTGCAACGTGTTCAAGATTGAACGAGCGGCCAAAGATACGAAAAAAGGCCGAGAATAACGAATTTTAGCAATTAAAGAATATGAACGACAGCGAATTAAAGGAGTGGCAGACGCAGAGCGTGAAGCACAAGGTGGCAATGGTTCTGATAATGGACGGTGTAAGTTTCAGCTACACGGAAGAGGACGGCATCGTGTTCACGGCTCCCGATTTCTATGTGACAAAACTTGTGAGACGCCTGATGTCCTGCTATGGCTGTAGCGTAAGACCGATTATCAACGAAATAAAATAAGTGAGACAATGAGCAAGAATATCAAAGAATGGCTTGAAAGCCGTGTGAATGTCATCATCGAACGGCAGGAGAAAGACATTGAGAAGTACACCGACTGCTTTAATGAGGATTACGACTACTTCTTCAGATGGTATGCAGAGGCGATGTACAAGTCCCAGATGGAATACAAAGAGCTTTGTGCATTGCGCAGCATCATCAAGGAGTCTGGCATTGATGAAATTGAGAAAGCCATCGAAACAAGAAGGTACAATCTGGAACACGACCTCCTTGAGTGCTCGCTGAAATGCAGAAGTACAAGCGAGGCGATGAATGTTGCCTATGTATGGATGATTGAGGAGAAACAGGATTTGCGCAACATGTACTGCAGGTTCCTGAGTGAGATAGCCGAGGGTAAAAAGATTGAAGGATAACACGGAAGCCCTTAGTGCTGCACTGGATAGTCAGCCACCGTACTGGATAGTCGGTAAGGGCTTGCCTCGGATGACGGCGGGAAAGACCGCAGGAGTGGCACGGTTGCAGTGGCCGGAAAGTTGGAATAAGCGAAAGCGAAGAGCGTAGGATAGCCACGGGGTTCGACTCCCCACACTCCACAATATGTATAACATCAAAACAAGTGAGACATGAAAAGGTATATTCACATTAAGAAAGAAGACCGCGAGTTCATAATGGCCTCGTTGAAGGTGACAGAGCGTATGGTTTACTATGCCCTCCGATTTGAAGGTGAGCGTGGAAACACTGACTTGGCTCGCAAGATACGCAGGCTCGCCATGGAGAGTGGAGGTATCATTATGGTCGTAACGCCAGAAGTTGAAACTCTTCACGATTCTGACGAATATATGCGCCAATACTTCCCAAATGGTGTTGAACTGGAGTTCGCAAAGAAAGGTGATGCTGGCTGTGATGTTCTGTATAAAGGTAAAGTTGTGCGCCATTATGATAATGTGATGGTGCGAGATATTCCTGCCATTCAGAAGTACGCAAGCGAATTGAGATAAGGAGGATAGATTATGGAGTACCACGATAACAGACTTTGCATCTCGATGCGGGAACTTGTGGACGGAGGCGTTATGACCGTTTCCAACTACAAGCAGCTCTCTGCACGCGGTCGCATAGATGTAGTGCGTCGTGGAGGAGGCTCCGCAAACAACTACGCGCTCATTGCGGTCAGCAGTCTGCCCGATGTCTATCAGAAGAAACTCAAGACTTTGTACCCCGACCCCTCAATGGAGGTGCTGCTTGCCTGGCTTGATGCCAACTACGAGGTGGACCAAGCAGCCGTGGCCTATTTCAACGACTGGCGCAACCAGTGCGGACACGACCACGCCACCGATGCCCATGTGAAGGAGTATGTGACCAATGCCAGTGTGCTGAACGCCTGCATCAAGCTCTACAACAACGCCAAGGCGATACAAAAGACGATGGGGCAGAAGTATGACTGGAGCATGATGTCGCAGGCCGTGGAAGGCTACCGCATGAAGACAGGACACACACTGCCGGCAAGCATGCTGCGCTTCCGCAAGAAGGTGAACGAGTACCAGAGAGAAGGATACCAATGCCTCATCAGCCGCAAGTTCGGCAACCAGGCAAGCCGTAAGGTGGACTACCGAACAATGCGCCTTATATGGTCGATAGCCGTGCAGCCGAACCAGCCGTTCAATACAAGCGTGTGGGAAATGTACAACTCATTCGTGTGCGGCGAGCTGGACGTGTACGACCCGGAGACAGGCGAACTTTTCGACCCAAGTGAATGGGCTGACAAGAACGGAGACCCGAAGTCGCTGAGCGAAAGCACCATCACCAACTATCTGAACAGACCTGATGCCCGTCTTTTTATTGCGAAGCAGCAAAATTCCTACACCACATTCATGCACGAGCAGATGCCCCACGTCCACCGCCATGCTCCGGAGTTCTCGTTCTCGAAGATTTCATTCGATGACCGCGACCTCCCACGCAAACTGAAGGACACCAAGGCAAGACCAAAGGCATACTACGCCTACGATGTGACAAGCCAGTGCGTGGTGGGCTACGCCTACAACCGCAACAAGAACGTGGACCTGGTGGCCGGCTGCTTCCGCTCCATGTTCCGACTGATAGAAAGCAAAGGGTGGGGCTGCCCTGCACAGGTAGAGGTGGAGAACCACCTGATGACCCAATGGAAAGACAGTTTCCTGAAGGCAGGCGTTTTGTTCCCATTCGTGCGTTTCTGCGCCCCGATGAACTCGCAGGAGAAATACGCCGAGCCGATGAACGGAGCCAAGAAACGCAGCGTGGAGCACCGCAACCACCTCGGCATCGGACGTTTCTACGCTAAGGACAGACACTACCGCACGGAGGCCAAGAAGGTGTTTGACGAGAAGAACGACACCTATGAGGACCGGCAGTACTACAGCTGGGACGAACTGATTGCCGATGATATACGCGACATCAATGAGTTCAACAACACCCTCCACCCGAACCAGAAGAAATATCCCGGCATGACACGCTGGCAGGTGCTTGAAGCCAACATGAACCCCACGCTCCAGCCAATGGACAAATCTGTGTGGGCACGTTTCATCGGAGAGCACACCGAGACCTCCATACGCAGGAACAGTTACTGCAGGGTGGCATACAAGGACTGGTGGCTGAGCAAGACCGAGGTAATAGAAAGACTTGCCCCGAACAATTACAAGGTGGATGCCTACTGGCTGACCGACGAGGACGGCAACGCGACCGACGTGTACATCTTCCAGAACGACCGCCTTATCGACAAACTCGAAGATGTGGGCACGTTCAACACCGCCGATGCCGAGCAGACAGACGAGGATAAAGAAATATTCGTTGCTCAGCAGAAGAAGATAGCGGCATTCAACGCCTACGTCAAGAAGAACGCCATTCAGGGCGTGGGCATATCCAAGGCAGAGCCGACCCGTGAGGAGGTAGCACCACCGCCACCGCTTGAACTTCCCCCGATAGAGAACGAGCCGGAAATGGAAGTGACCTACCACGTTTCAGACCCGTTGGCAGACCTTTAGAACGGTATTAGAATAGAATTAGAACGACAATAAAATAACGTGAGACAATGATAACGACAGAGAACAAAAAGCGGATACTGGAGGCGATAGCCGCCAACCGCACGAACTATCCGAGCGACGCCAAGCACGCAGCCTCATTGGGCATCAGCACCTCGGTATATAGCGCCATCAAGAATGGCCAGACCGACGGGGCACTGAGCGAGGCCAACTGGATAACCATCGCCCGGAAGTTGGGCGTGAACCTCAGAGGAGGCATCGAATGGAAACCGGCACGCACCGCCACATTCGACTATATCACCAAGCAGCTGGAGTTCAGCCAGCAGAGCGGACTGAGCGCGATACTTTGCGACATACCCAACATCGGCAAGACATTCACGGCACGCTACTATGTGCAAGGACACCGCAACGCCATCTATGTGGACTGCTCGCAGGTGAAGACCAAACTGAAATTAGTGCGCAAGATAGCCACCGAGTTCGGTGTCGGCGGCAACGGCAGATACAGCGACGTGTACGAGGATTTGGTCTATTACCTCCGCTCCATCGAAACACCGCTCATCATTCTGGACGAGGCCGGCGACCTGCAGTATGAGGCATTTCTGGAACTCAAAGCCCTGTGGAACGCCACCGAGAGATGCTGCGCATGGTATATGATGGGAGCCGACGGACTGAAGGCGAAAATCAACCGCTCCATAGAGTGCAAGAAAGTGGGCTACACCGAAATGCTCAGTCGTTATGGCGACCGCTACTCCAAGGTGACACCCGATGACTGCAAGGAGCGCGAGAAGTTCCTGAAAGACCAGGCAAGCGTTGTGGCACGGGCGAACGCCCCCGAAGGCGCGGACATTGCCACACTGGTACGCAAGTCGGGTGGGGGACTGAGACGAGTTTACACGGAAATAGAGAAACTTAAAAGAGTACAGGCATGATGACGAAGATGGAAATGCAATATATGGATGCGGTTATACAGATGAATCGCCGACAACGGAATAACGAAGTGGACTGGGAACAGCGTCGCTATGAATTGGCCAAGGCTGCATTGTTTGTGGCTCCAGCCCTTTACCATGAACGTGAAGAAATGACAGCCGAACACATTGCCAAGTATGCGGTAAAGATAGCGGACGCTGTTGTGTCTGAACTTATTGAAACGGAGAAGTGATATGGCAAAGCGAGCATACAGTCCCAAGGACGTGGCGAACATCAAGTGCAAGGCACTTCCATTTGAAGGACAATGGAAAGACGTGTTCGGCCAGCCGGAAGAGGGCGACACATGGTTCATCAGCGGACCCAGTGCCAGCGGCAAGAGTTCCTTTGTGATGCAGTTCGCCAAGATGCTCTGCGGAATAGGCAGCGTACTGTATGTGTCCTTGGAGGAAGGTGTGGGGCTGTCGATGCAAAGACGGCTCGCCCAGTTCAAGATGACCGAGGTGCAAGGCTCGTTCCGCATCATCACCGACGGAGACATCAAGGCGCTGGAGGAACGGCTGGCAAAGCCCAAGAGCGCCAAGTTCATCATCGTGGACAGTTATCAGTACGCATACGAGGCAGGGTGGGAGTATTCGCTGACCAGGGCACTGATAGACCGCTTCAAGCGTAAGACCTTTATCTTCGTCAGCCAGGAGGACAAAGGGAAACCCATGGGAAAACCTGCCATCAGACTGAAATACGCGGCAGGCGTGAAGGTGAGGACACAAGGTTTCCGAGCCTACTGCCAAGGGCGGTATTCGGGCAACGTGAGCGAATACTACACCATCTGGGCAGAAAAAGCAGTAGAGGTTTACAACGACAAGTCTAACAACTAAAACATAACAGAGATGAAGAAGAAAGTTTATATCAGCGGAGCGATAGCCCACTACGACCTTGAGGAGCGCATGGCTGCCTTTAACCATGCGGCACGCTATCTTTCCATAAAAGGCTACGAGCCGGTGAACCCGTTTGAGAACGGCATATCGCAGGACGCACACTGGAGGGAACACATGAGAAGGGACATCGCCCTGCTTTTGGAATGCGACTGCATCTACATGCTGCAGGGCTGGGAATTGAGCAAGGGCGCAAAACTGGAACTTGATGTTGCCAGTTCGTGCGGCATTAAAGTATTGTTCGAATAACATTAAAACATAGAAAATATGGAAGAAAAGAAAGTACAACTGGTGTTTGAGTTTGACCGCTCCGAATATGATGCGTTTCTTTTTCTGATGGACCAGAAGAAGGACGAGGAGGCGGAACAGATTTGGGATGCAATGAGCAAAGCCCCTATCAAATGCGACTATAACGCATTTGAGGGAGAAGCCAAGACCGTGAAACTGATGATGATGTGCGCTGCCATAGCATCAGTCAAGGAACTTGTAAAGGGAAAATGACCATGGCACAGGAAGTAACCAATTTCGCACGGTTCTTTGCGGCTTTTAACAAGTTGCCGTATAACGGCAGCCGCGAGGAGTTCAAAAAACAGGTCGTGCTGCAGTACACCTGGAACCGCACCGACAGCCTCCGTGAGATGACGCGGAGAGAATACAACGACTGCTGTGACGCACTGGAGAAACTGAACGGCCAGAAAGACGAGCAGAAGAAACGCAGGAGCGAGTGCCTGAAACTCATGCAGAAACTCGGCATCGACACCACCGACTGGACACGCATCAACGCCTTCTGCCAGGACCCGCGCATCGCGGGCAAGGTGTTCGCCCGACTAAGCAATGAGGAATTGGAGCAACTTTCTGTAAAGCTCCGCTCTATCAGGCGCAAGGGCGGACTGAAGCCAAAGAATACGGAAGTCAAACCACAGGTGGACGTAGCCTATGTTATCCGCATGGACGCAAACACCCCAACATGCTGACAGATATGGAAAGGAAACAGGAACAGGCACTGAAGGTGCTGAGACAGCAAGTCCTCGAAGCCACCCTTGACATGGAGCGCGAAGAGGCCGCCGAGTTCTTCGGCGAGTTGGCAGACTGGGCATACGCACAACAGGAGGCTATGCTTATAGACGAGCCGGAGATGCAGAACTATGATGAGGACTAACCCCATAAAAAGACAAAGAAATGGAAGGAAACAACAAGCAGACCGTTGAAATGACGGCAGAGGAGATGGCCGAGTACCGGGCATTCCAGAAGGCGAAAGCCAAGAAAGAGGCAGAGGCGAAAGCCAAGGCTGAGCGTGAAGAGTACAAACAGCTCGTGGACGAGGAGATAGAGCACTCCATACCCGTGCTCCTCAGCATCAGCGAGCAAATCAAGGACAGCAAGCAAAAGGTGATGGACAACTTCAAGACCATACTGGAGATGAAGTCCGACCTGTTCAAGACCAAGGTCAAGGACGACCAGCGCAGCCATACGTTCACCAACTCCGAGGGCAACAAGCGCATCACGCTCGGCGTGTATGTGACCGACGGCTACCGTGACACGGTGGAGGACGGCATCGCTATCGTGAAGGAGTACATCGCCAGCCTTGCCAACGACGACAAGACACAGGCACTGGTGAACATGGTGTTCCGTCTGCTGGCGCGTGATGCCAAAGGAACACTGAAGGCAAGCCGTATTGTGCAGCTCCGCAAGGTGGCGCAGGACACCGGTGACGAGCGTTTCCTTGAAGGTGTGCGCATCATCGAGGAAAGCTACCAGCCGGAGGTGAGCAAGCAGTTCATCAGGGCCGAGATAAAGAACGAGAACGGAATGTGGAAACCCATACCGCTCGGAATGACAGAATCCTAAAGGCGAAACGACATGATACAGGAAGTAGAGAAGAAACCCAAAGTGGCCCTGTGCCGGAAATGCTACGGCACGGGCCGTCTCCGCAACCGCGAGACAAGTGAGGAACATACATGTGAGCAATGCGAGGGAACGGGCAGAGTGACCGTCAGCGCGAAGATGACCTACGACATCCGTCCCTACAAACCGAGAGAAAGACAGTAAAAACAGTTTATGGCAAAGAGGCGAGGAGCAAGTTACCAGAAACGTGTCACCGACATAAATAGGATATACGAGCAGCATGCCAAGAGCGGAATCAGCAACCGCGAGATATGGCGTAGGTTCGTGTATCCTGTTTATGGTATATGTGAACGTACCTTCTACAACCTCCTCAATGCCTCCTGCGACCCGAAGAACGAAGTGCCACAGGAGGCACAGACATTTCTTCAGTTTGACTTTGACGATGAATCAGGACGTACAGAAAATAATCCGCAATATCCTAAGCGACATTAGGGTGGAGATGAGCGACGAGTTCGACAGGAACTTCGAGCGTCAGGCTTTCTTCAGTGAGGCATGGCAGCGCAGGAAAAGCCCCACACGGCCGGGCGGTTCCATACTGATAGACACCGGCACCCTCCGCCAGAGCATATCAAGCCGAACCACAGAGAACAGCATCACGTTCTTCACCACGTTGCCGTATGCAGCCATACATAACGACGGAGGCGAGATAAAGGTGACGAAGAAGATGAAACGTTTCTTCTGGGCAAAGTATTACGAGACCTCCGGTGCGTTCGGTCGTAAAAAGAACGGCGAGCGGCGAAACGACAAACGAACCGTCCAGCTGAGCACCGAGGCCGAGTTCTGGAAGTACATGGCGCTGATGAAAGAGGGCAAGAGCATCAAGATACCGCGCAGACGTTTCCTGGGTGTGTCGCCCGAAGTGGAAAAGGCAGTCCGCGACATCGTGGAGGAGAACATCACCGAATACTTTAATGTGGAATTTGAAATCAAGCGAAAATGAGAAAAGAACTTTATAACCTCCTTTGCAGGGAACTCGGAGCTATAGCGGAGATAAAGCACATCGACTTGTGGAACCGCAACGTGGAGTTCATCGAGCAGGAGGAAGGGTGGGAGAGACCGGCCGTGTTCGTGGAGTTCGGCCCGATACAGTGGAAACCGATAGTGAACGGAGTGGAATACCGTGCCGAGCCACAGATAACCCTCCACATCGTCACCGACTGGGCAGGCGCTGCCAGTGAGGGCAGTCCGTTCAAGGAAGATGCGCTGGAGGTGTTCGACCTGCCCGACAGAATCCACAGGAGGCTTGCCAACCTGGAGGGCGAAACCTTCGGAGAACTTGACCTTGCGCAGAGCATCACCAACCATGACCACGAGGACATCGTGGAGACCATAGAGGTATATCAGTATGTCGCCATAAAACGGCTCTGATTTGCCCCGTATCAAACAGAAAGAGCGTTCCCGGCTGATTGCTTGGAACGCTCTTGTTATGTTGTCAGAATTGAATTATAACACCGTCAGGCGGCATCGGTGAACAGCATCATGTCCGTGTAGTGCGAGCTGTAGCTCACGGTGGCGTTGAACTCCACTTTGTGACAGTTTCTGAATGGGTTGCCCACGGTCGGATTCCTGCCCATCCACTCGCAAAGCTCGATGATGGACGACTTATTGGAAGTGAAGTAAACGAAACGATGACCGGCAAGAATGGTCAGCACATCAAGGTAATCTGACAGCCTCCAGTACATATTATATGTACCCACATCGGTGGAGAGATACGGCGGATCGACAAGGAACACCACATTCGGCATGTCCTTGTATCGGGCGAATACCTCCTTGTAGTCGCACGACACCACCGTGATGCCCTCCAAGTAGTCATCGCAGAGAGGATAGTCCGTCTTGCGCAGGTTGTTGTAGAGAGCCTCCTTGCGCATCTCCGCGATGCTCAGTTTGTATTTCATGGAGAACATCAGTCCTGCCGTGATGGTGGTGAAGTCGATGTACCCGACCTCACGCTCCTCCTGCTCCAGTCGGGCGAATATGCGGTCGCGCAAGTCGCCACGGATGCAGCTGTGCTTGGGTACGCCTTCCGCCTCCACCATTTTGCGCAGGTCAGCCAAAAGGCGGTTGGTCTGCGGAATGTGTTGCAGGCGGTTGCGGTAGCCGTCGAAGTCGTTGTATATGACCGTGGCATTCGGCTTCTGGCACTTGGCAATGTGCGACAACAGACCCGAACCGCCGAACAAATCCACGAATACCGTGTCCTCTGGATATTGCTTGAGAACCTTGATAAACTCACGCGCGAACATGCGCTTCTGCCCCACGAATGGGAGCGGTGCCGATAAATACTGTTTTCTCATGGCTACACGTTCAGTTCAAATCTCACGTTCTCGTTTCCGTCGAGCAACTGGCGTGTGTGGCTGATGTTGTTCTCGTAGATATGCACATTCGCAAGGTTCAGCGTGATGGACTTCAAAGGCAAGTCAATCTGCCGGGCCATAAGGTAGAGGTGGTAGATGTCGGCAGGCAAGCCGAGGTTCGCGTCCGAGCTGTGCTGGTATGCCGACACCACCAGTTCGCCGTTCTCTATCTGGAACTGAACGAGCGACAGGCACGGAGCCTGATTTGTCTCCGCATCGGTGGAACCGAGGAATAGCACATAGTTCTTGCTGTTGCGCTTCTCGCGGTTGATTTTGGCAATGAGCGGTGGCAGTTTCTCAAAATAGGTGGGGTAGGAGTTCACAAGGATGGCACCGCAGTAGTCCCACCAGTTGATGCCCACCTCGCGGTACTTCTCCACGTTGCGCTCGCCCTGCATGAATAGCTGTAGCTCGTTCCTTAACTTCTTGCGTGCGATGCCGTGCCCCTCGAAAATGTCGAGTAGGTCGGCAGGGGAAAGCACCAACCGCTCGTTGAGCAGATAGCGTATGCTCCCCTTCTTGTTTTGTTGGCACTTGCCCTCGGCAAGCACCTTCTGCAAAATTTGATGGTATTTGTTCATGACCGTTTTGAATTTGAAAACGGTGCAAAGGTAATACTGCAGCAACTCTTCCCCATGGGCGAGCCACCACGTTACACTGCAAGCAGGTTGCAGTCGGTTTTGAAACGCCGTATGAGGTTATAGACCTTGCGCTCGCTGACGGCATACTCCGTGGCGAGCCTTGCCACGATATAGGACACCTTCTCGCCCTGTGCGGAAAGCGTGCGGTATTCATTAAAAAGGTCGATGTATTGCACATCGTCCAGCCTGATTCCAGCCTTTTGGAAGTAAATCAGCAGTTCCCTGTTCAATTTCAGTATCTCTATCAGTTTCATTCTCAGAAAAAATTAGTTCTTTTGCACCGTCTCACTTATCATAGAGCGCGGCGTTGCGCTTAAACATAAAAAAGCCACTCATTGGCGAGCGAGGGTCTACGCCCCCGGTCGTGCCGATGAGTGGTACTTTATGTTCAAATGGTAAGTGAGACGACTATTTAACAGGCCGGGGGCTTTTTTTTAACCCTCCCCCGAAGGGATTGTTCTTAGTCTCGGTATAACTCCAAATTGAAATTATCCTTGCGTTTCCAACCGTCAGCCAGCGTGTCCTGGATATGCTGCATGGCCTTGGTGTAGAAGTCCGTCAGTTCGTCGATGTCGGTGAATGTGTGATAGCATGGCACATCGTCCGTCCCGAACTTAAACGTGACCGGCAATGTCTTGCCGTCAGACTGCACCGCAAGGTCGTATGCTGTCTTGTAGTTGAACTGGTTCTCGGTGGAAAGCCACACGCTCATGCCGTTCCACACGAAGCCCGAAAGTATGGTCTCGTTGGTGCGGTCGTTGAACCATTCCGACACCATGGTCTTGATGGCGTCCTCAGATGGCTTGCCGTTGAACTCCGCCTCCATGTAGTCGGCAGAGCCGTCCTCGTTGTCATGCACGTCCCAGCGGACGCGCCACTTGTCTTTTACGGGGTTGGTGCATTCAAGTAGCTTCACCCCCTGTGCTCCGTTTACTCTGTTCATCATGTGAAAATGTACTTTGTTCTACCCTTGCCGAAGGTTTCCGCCTTGATGGTGGTCTCGAACGGGAAGCCGTCCGGCATTTCACTTACTTGCTGGAGAATGTTCTTCATCTCCTCGCTGTTGGTGAAGAACTTCTTCGGCTCGCCGTTGTGTTCGATGGACACCACGCAGCGGTCTTCGCCCTGACTGGTCTTGACTCCGACCTCGAAGTCCTTCACCACGATGGGCAGGTTCACTAACTCGCGGATGCTTACCACCGCACCCGCAAATCGCTTCTTGCCGTCTTCCGGCTTGTAAGCGACATTCAAATCCTTAAATGATTTCATTTCTTTGCCTGTTAATTTATTGAACAACATTATACAGTCGGCGTGTTTTGCCATTCCGTAGAAACTTGCTATCAAGACACGCCTCCTCTTTTTCGATTTAACCTCGTGCATTTTTCGGGCGAACTTCTGCTTGATGCGCTTGCGTAGCAGCACATGGTCGGGATATATGACATACCCCAAGAAGTCAATGCCCTCGTCCACGGGGAACACACGCTCGTTGGCCTTAATCTTCAAGTTGATTTGTTCCAGCTGCTCATGGACGGCATCACGAATCTCCCACAGTTCCGCTTTCTATTTTCCGAGTACCACGCCGTCATCACAATAGCGGTAGAAATGACGCACGCCGTACCTGTCCTTCAGATAATGGTCTAAATACACAGACAACAACAGATTGCCCAAGCCCTGCGACGAGCGCAGCCCTATGCTGATACCTTGCGGTATGATGCGGACAAAGTTGTCAAGCATGGCTATGAGCTTCTTGTCTTTGAATACCCGATGCACACTGTACATGACGAAGTCCTGGTTGACACTCTCGTAGAACTTGGAGATGTCGAACTTGTAACAGAACCTTGTGCCCTCCGGGTCTTTCTGTATGTCACGGCGAATGTACTTCATCAAGTCGTGCATTCCCCGGTTCTTGATGCTTGCGGAGGTCGTTCTGATGAACCGCTTCTTCAGATGCTTATCCACCACCGACATGATGGCATGGACGGCGATGCTGTTCTTCAGTTTCTTGAAGAATTGAATGTGCCGTAGTTTGCCGGCCTCAATAATGTCTTTCTCCTCAATGTCCTTTGCGGTCACATGGAACGTTCCGGAAGCAATACGTTCAGAAAGTTCCTTGATTACCTCCTCACGATGCGCGAGCAGGTAACGCCCCTAATGGCTTTTCTTCCGTTTGGTGCCACTGAGAACCTGGTCGAATGATTCCGCCATGTTGGAATACTCGACAATCTCCTCTATGATGTGACCTTCTCTGCGCATAGCATCAGTTGTTGGTTGTTTATACAATGGAAGATATGGGCCTTCCTTTCCCCGGGCCTAAGTTCTTCGAGACGTTTCCGTCCTACCAAACTCTACCCGACACTTGATTTTTCAGCTTTCCAATACTTTCCAAAACATTCCAATTCTTGCAACATTGGAAAGAATTGCTTTTGCTGTGGCTTGCCACCCTCGGCACGACATTGGGGACACGTCCCCATCGTTGTACGCCGATTGATAGTTGGTGAGACGCGAGCCGATGTTCGCATTCGCATTCGAGGCATCGTTACTCGCATTCGCGTACGACACACCGCCATTCGCGTTGGCGTTATTGTAACCGCGATAGACCACACGGCCTATTGGGTAGCTCTACCGGCTGCAAAGTTACTGAATATCTGTGCAAAACTTGTAAGAATATTACGCAATGCACCAAAACAGCATGGCAATGAAGCCACCGAACACCGTGCAAGCCCAATCTATCCAGTCCCAAGAGCAGCCGTGTAGTTTGTCTTTGAGTTCAAGACAGGAGGCTGCGATGATGGCTGAATAGATAGCCGACCATGGCGACAGAGCGCACAGACCAACGATGAAACCGCCGACAAGATGCTTGTAGCGGTTACTTTTCTTCAGAAATGAGATAATTTTGTTCATAACTTGATGTGTTTTGAAAAATTGTTATTACCTTTGCAATGCGAGGGATGGGGCAACCTTTAGAGACCCGCTCTCGTTCCAGCCAAGTTTTCTAACTTGGCTTTTTTATTTGTATGATTTCATCGCCTTGTATGCAGTAAATCAAATCAAACTTCTTGTGCTGAGATGTCCCCTTTAGACCATTGAATTTTGCAAGACCAGTTTGGAAATTCTCCGCAGAGAAGTTACCGTTAGGGAAGAACAAAACTGCAATTCTTGACTCAGGTTTTGATGCACAATGTTTGAGCGCATTTCTAATATTGTTAGGTGTGCCACTTTCTGCACCGGCAACCTCAAATTTAAGATTGTCCCAAAGTCCTTCACAGCTTTTACCCTTATAGACATTTTGTGGTTCTTCCTCTAAAATCACAGAGTGCCCATGCTTATATCCGACATCTTGTATTGTGGTTTCATACCAGCCTTTGTCTTTGTCTAAATTGTGCCCTATATGGGTGGCTTTTAGACCGCCGTTCTTTTCATCAAAGGTGACATCTTTATATTTTTCGTCTTTAATAAGTTTACCGTACAATGAGCGGTTATTTTCGATATGTTCTTTTTGAACCTCTTTGATGCTCCGAAGCAGTTTGCACGCAGCGCACAACTCATTTTCGGGAACGAACCTCGCCAACTTGATTTTGCCCTTTGCGATGTCGCAGTCCCTGCATCGGCGAATGGTGTAAGGGTTGTAGTCGGGCACCGTCTTGTCCTCCTTGCCGAGGTTGAAATGGAAGATGCCCTTCGTGTCACGTTGCAAAGCCTCCTCGCCAAGTGCCATCGCCTCGTCGTGCGGTGTAGTCGGATATTTTGACCTGCGCACCTGCACCACAGTACAGCGGCAGTTCCAGCCGTTGGGCGGATAGTATTCCTCCCAGAACGGGTCTGAAGGTGGAAGCGTTACCCCATTGAGCGCAGCGTGTTCCGGGCGCACCTTGCCATCGCCAGCCGTGCGGTACTGAAGGTTGTAGCGGTCGCCGTCCTCCGAGAACCGTTCCCACTTGGCAGCCATCTCCGCAGATGACTGCACGAAGTTGTACTCCGCACGGAGGTAGTTGGAGTTGTAGGTCTTGTCTATCTTCCGAACGTCGTTCAAAAACGCTTCGAATGTCTTTCGTTCACCGTTCTCGTCAAGCAGGGACGGGAACGCCTCGTTCAATTCATGGAACGTTTTCATGCCAGAGAAAATGTAGTCCGACCGCTGGAGCCGCTTGCGCATGCCATCGGACATCTCCACCTTTTTGAAAGTGGAGTCCAGCACACCGGCATGGGCATCGATGAACTTCTGGATTTTTGGTTCGGCCAGCACCTCGATGCGGAACTGCGAACCCTCCAACGAGTAGAGCGTGTGCATCATGCCATCGAACAGCTCTGTGAGTTGCTTGCGTATCTCCTCCTCACGCTCCTTTGACAGCGATAAAGTCTGCGGCTCATCGCCTAACAGCAGGGCGTAGCGTTGGTGCAGCCCCAGATAATCACTGGGGCTTAATCGAAAAAACTGCCGTGTACGTTTTGCTGCTGTTTCTTCTTGCCGTCCTTGTCGTCTGGCTTGTTGTTACCCTCATCATCATCGTCCCCACCACCGGGTAGCATGGGTGTGGCGTTGCGCCGTTCCCCCACAGGCATGCTGTACTTCTCCGCAAAGTATGTCGGGTCCACCTCGTATCGGTCGGCAATCATCGTCTCGTATGCCACCTGCTGCTCCGGGGTATAGTCCACCGCATCGTCCCATTCAAAGCGCAGTCCCTTGACAGGGAAGCCGTGCTTCACCATGCGCGGGATCAGCTGGTTGTTCACGATGTCGCGCAGCATGGTGCAGTCGCTCTCCACCAGGTTCTCGAACACCTCCAGGTGCGTTTCCGACTGCGAGAGGCTGCTGCCGTCCTCAATGGTCATGGTCTGCCCGATGATGAGTTTCGAGAGTTCCGAGTTCGCCCGGTCGATGCGCTTGTCATAGACGTTGAAGGCATCGCCCTTGCCGCTCTCCACAAACTCAATCTCCGTGTCCTGCCCAGCCACCATGTATTGGCTTGCCCCTGCGCCCTTCAGCATCTGCTCCAGTCGTCCCATCTCCTTGGGGTCGCGTGAGGTGGTGCGGGCGATGCGCATCGGCATACCGAAGATCTCACCGAATGAATCCCAGAACGCCAGCATGTTCTTCTTCGGTATGGTCTGCGTGGCAGCCTTCAGATACAGTCCGAGGTCGTCAGGCCGTCCAGCTTCGATGAGCCAGTCTGTAAACGGAGCCGAGCGGTAGTCTATGCCCGAAGTCCAGTCCTGCCCGAGCTGCTGAATGACACGCCCGTATTCCGGAATGACATGCTTTCGTGAAATGAGTTTCACGTCCGTATAGCACACGCAGCCGTCGCCGTCGGTGGTGAGGTCGCCAAGCTCGATGAGCGAGTGTCCCCAGTTGTTGGCGGCAAGTGCATATTCAAGCAGCTGCTTGAACCACGACTGGTCAAAATAATGGTGCGCCTCCTCGTCCTCGTTGCCCTTGGCATCTACCAGCTTGAACGACTTCGCCATGACGAATCCCACACGCTGGCGCACACAACCCGAGAGGTGAAGGTCAATCTCCACATCGCGGTAAATGTCGTAAAGGCGTTGGCGGTTCGGGCTGTCCACATTGATGGCCATCTGCCAAGCCTGTCGCCAGTCGGCGATGTCCCTGCGCGTGAGCGCATCGGTGGTGCGCTCCAGTTCGATGACCATCTTCTTCACGCGCTTGCGGTCTGACGACTTGGCAAGATGCAGGTCGCCGTATGGTGTGTGCAGCACGTTCTGACCGCCACCGAACATACCGCTGAAAAAATTCTTTATATCCATAGCGTTACCAGTTGTGTCGTAATTGTTTCTGTGAACCGAATATGAGCAGGTCGCCTGTCGGTGTGCCGTCCTCGTCGGTGGCGAGCGGCAGGTCGGGGATAATTTTCCCGGCTTGCACACCTTCCAGCCACTTGACCGCACGCTCGTAGCGTTCCTTGCGTATCTCGCTGCCCATTTTCTGAGGCATCGCTGCGATCATGTGGTAGAGCGCAATGTCGGCGGCATACATCACCACCAGGCGGTTGCGCTCCTCACCCTCAGCCGAGAATACCGCCTCCGTGTCGTATTTCGGACGGAGGTAGCCGGCAATCTCCTCACATGCCTCCAGTTCCGCATTGTCGCGTATCTCCCCAGAGGCCTGCGACACCACCTTCAGCGCATTCTCGCCGATGACCACCCTGTAGTCTTCTTCCGTGATAAACATGATGCGCCCCCTTTCTTAATGCGTAACATAAATGGCACGACGCTCGATGTCAGCCACCTTCACACCCTTGCGGAAGCGGTGCTTTGCCACCAGTTCACGGATGGTGCGTTTCGGCACGACCTTCAGCGAGCCGTTCATGTAAATCACGTAATATTTCATGCCAAGCAGCTCCGAGAGCTTGTTGGCTTTCTTGATGGCACGCTTGCACTGCCATCCCCAGATAATGTCCTTTATAACTTGAATCATAGTTACCAAATGTTTTTGGCGGTCGGCCTCTTGCCGAACACCGGTTTGAAACTTTCCTGTCTTGTGTTGCGCTGCAGAATCCATATCGCACCCTCGTCGGCATCGGGCGCATCGTCGTGTACACGGCTGCCACGCTCCAGTGCCAGCGTCTGCTCAATGCCCACCTGCATGTCGGGGTCGTCTTTCTTGCGCTCGTTGTAGAAAACGAATCCACGCTCCCAAAGCGGACTGACCGCCTCGATGCGCTGAATTTTGTCCGGCTTCTTGCGCTTGTCGGGCATGATGGGCAACTGGTATCCGCGCAGGTTTCCCTCTACGGCGAACTCGTCCAGAATCACGTCCTGCATGAAGTTCGCCTCCATGAAGAACTGCACGGCCACCGTGTCGCGTGTGCGCTCATAGAGGTCGTAAAGCCACCGCACCATCTCGCTGACCGTAGCCTGGCGCACGAAAGCATCGATGAGATGCAGTTCCGAGCCAATCTTTCCCCACAGGCGGCACGCCTTGTAGTCGTTGGAAGTGGTCGATTTGAACGACGGGTCGGTGTAGCACACCAGCATGTCGTACTTTTCGAGCTTGGGCAGACGCTTGTAGCGAATCCACTCCGCACGGAAGATGGTGCCGTCCACGATAGGGTTGTGCATCATCTCCTTCTCCCATGCGCGGTAGCCCACGAAGTCGCGGTAAGCCTGTGCCTCCGCTTTCGTCCACTTCTCCTTCCACACTGGTTCGCCGTTTCGGTCCACCGCCTGTATCTTGGAGAGAAACACGCCCTTTGTGCGCGAGATGTTGTAGAGCACAGAGTTCTTGCTGATAAGGTTGCCCACCATGATGAAGCGTCCACGACCCACATCGAGCGCACCGAAGAGCGCCTCCTTCACCCAGTCCGTAAGGTCATGCACCAACTTCTCGTTGCGGCACAGCTGGTCATCGTCCAAGTCGTCGATGACGATGTAGTCCGGACGAGCCTCACGGTCGCGCAGGCCACGGGGCGACTGACCGCGACCGCAGGCAAGGAACTTCACACCGCTCTTGGTCTTGAACTCACCCTCCTGCCAGCCACCGTCATTCTTCTGTTGCCCGAAGTCAGCGATGAGCCGTTGGTTGTATTCCAACTCCGCCTGAATGTCGCCGAGCAGTCGGTCGGCATTATCCTCCGACTTGCCCACGACCACCATAAAGTTGATGAGCCGCTTCGGTTGGAACATCAACCAGAGCGGCGTGAAAACATCAAGGTGCGTCGATTTGGCATGACCGCGCGGCCACATGAACACCGCCTTCAGGTCGGGCGTGTTTCGCACCTTGCGTGCCGCCTCGTTGTGGAACGGCGCATTGTGAATGGTGCGTATGACCTCGCCGGTCGTCTTGTCGCGCAACTGGAGGAAATGTGGAAAGTAATACTCGCAGAACGCTGCATAATTATTGAGCAGACGCTTGATGCGCATATCCCTCTCCACGGGCGTTTCGCTTTTGAGAAGCGATGTGTCCGTGATGGACTGCACCTGCCGGCACCGCTCTTTCCATTCCTCGTATGCCTTTTTCTTTTCCGCTGCTGTTGCCATAGGCTGCCCTCCGTTACTTTATGCCCATCTGCTCGGTGATGTACAAGTCCTGGTACTTGTTGATGACACGCATCAGTTCGGGAGTAACTTCCGGGTCGGTCTGTGAGCGGAACTCCAACCATCTGGAGAAAGCCATGAACACCTCGATGGCGTCCACCACGTTAGCCTTCTTGTCGAGTTTCTCTATGACCGACGAGAGCTTTGCCAACTTGTCGCCCAGCCCTGCGATGAGTGCCGGGTCGTTGGAGTCATTCACCTGTGTAATGAGCGTGTCGATGGTGAGCAGCAGTTTGTTCACCAGTTCGGGACGGGTGATGTTCTTGGCGGCACGCGCCTCCTTCCATCCGTCGGCTGTACACCACTTGGATATGGTGACGCGCGACACGTCCACCTTCTCCGCGATCTCCTGCTGCTCCATGCCCGAGAGATAGAGCGTGCGTGCCAGCGACTTCTTCTTTTCAATATCTGCCTTTGTCATGTTGATAAGGTTTTTTGTTCGTTACGTCAGGGCACACCACGCCCCGATTCATTTGCAAAAGTGCCACGATTTCGGTGGCTCTCCAAAAAAGTGTGCAATGCTTTCATACAAGTGTGCAACCATTGCACACTTTTTTGGCGGACAGACATTTACCTCGTAATATTGCAGTCGCAAACCGGGCGGTGCAGCCCAAAAACAGCAACGACATGAGTAAAGGAAAACGAGTAAGAATAACCAACGATAGCCTGAACAGCTACGGCACAAGAGTGCTGACGGCAGGTATGAACGTGGAGCAGTACCAGCGCAACCCGGTGCTGCTGTACATGCACGAGCGCGGTAACGTAATAGGCTATGTGAAAGACCTGAAGGTGGAGGACGGTGAGGTGACCGGCGAGCTGATGTTTGATGAAGCCTCCGAACTCTCCGTGCGCTGCAAGAAGCAGTACGAGTTCGGCAGTCTGAAGATGGTGAGCGCAGGGCTTGACATTCTGGAGACAAGCGAGGACCCCGAACTATTGGTGCAGGGGCAGACCAGCCCCACCGTCACCAAGAGCAAACTGTTTGAGGTCAGCCTGGTGGACATAGGAGCCAATGACGATGCCATCGTGCTGCAGAAAGACGGCAAGAAGATAACCCTCGGCAAGGACAGCGAATGTCCCTTGCCAATGTTGAACAACAATAATCAAAAACAAATGGAACAGAAACAGATTGCCCTACAGTTGGGCTTGCCGGAAACGGCAACTGAGGCGGACATCAACGCCAAGCTCGGTGAGTTGAAGGCTGCCAAGGAAGAGAACGAGAAACTCCAGCAGGAGAAGGCGACCCTCACGCTTGCCAGCATCACCGCCATCGTGGAGAAAGCGGTAGGGGAGAAGCGCATCGCCCCCGACAAGAAGGACGAGTTCATCAACCTCGGCAAGGAAGTCGGCAAGGAGAAACTGGAGCGCATTGTCGCAGCCATGGCTCCGCAGATGAAGCTCAGTGCCTTTATCGGACATCAGGGCGGAGCGGCAACACAGCAACCGGCTGCCTACAAGAAACTGAGCGATGTGCCGTCAAGCGAACTCTTGACCCTCCGCAAGGAGCAGCCCGGAGAATACAAGCGACTCTACAAGGAAGAGTACGGCATGGAGTGTGAACTTTAGTACAAACCAATAAAACAAGAAAAAGCAATGAAAGCAAAAGTATTTTTGACCATGATTACGGCTGTACTGTTCAATGCGATGACAGGAGCCGTATTCGGTATGGCATTGGGCGTGTCGCCCGTGGCAGGTGCCGTCGGTGCCAATGCCATCGCGCTTGCAGTGAGCGGTGCAATGCCTGTGGCAGTGGCACGCGAGGGCGTGCTGAAAGAGATTTGGACCGGCGAGCTGGTGAGGGCACTCCGCGAGTTCCTCGCCGGCACTTGGCTTGACGGCATCCCCGACAGTTCAAGCATTGTCGATAACGATGTTATCCATCTGGTAGAGGTAGGTGTGGACCCTGACGTACTTGTCAACAACACCACCTACCCAATCCCCTTGCAGGCACTTGATGACAAGGACATCGCCATTCAGCTTGACAAGTTCCAGACAAAGGTAACACCAATCACCGACGATGAGTTGTACGCTATCAGCTACGACAAGATTGCCCGAGTGAAGGAGAGCCATTCAAACGCCATCAACGATGCCAAGTTCGCCAAGGCTGCACACGCCCTCTGCGCACAGAAGAACACCGCCAAGACCCCGGTACTGACAACTACCGGCGAGCGTGACGCGACCACCGGCCGTATCAAGATGACCGTCAAGGACGTGCTCGCGATGAAGGCAGCCCTCGACAAGTTGGGTGTTCCGACCACGAACCGCCGCCTCGTATTGTGTACCGACCACGTGAATGACCTCTTGGAGACCGACCAGCGTTTCAAGGAGCAGTACAACATCGACCGCAACACCGGCAAGGTGGGCAAGCTCTACGGATTCGACATCTACGAGTATGCCAACACCCCGTACTTCTCAGCCAAAGGCGAGAAAAAGGCAGTCGGCGACAAGGGAGAGACAGCCGGTGACTTCCACTGCTCATTCGCATTCTACACACAGCGTGTGTTCAAGGCTACCGGCTCCACCAAGATGTACTGGAGCGCAGCCGAGAATGACCCCGAGTACCAGCGCAACAAGGTGAACTTCCGCCACTACTTCATCTGCATGTTCAAGAAGGCAGACGCAGGTGTTGTAATGACCAGCGGATATAAAGCTGAAGCGTAATGGCGAGAATGAAGTATTTAGTCCTACACTGCACAGCCACCCCTGAAGGCCGTGAGATAACCTCTAAGGAGATACGCCACTGGCACACCGACCCGGTAAGCAAGGGTGGGCGTGGCTGGAAGCAGGTAGGCTATACCGACCTGATACACTTGGACGGCAAGGTGGAACGTCTTGTCGATAACAACGAAGATGCGGAGGTCGATCCGTGGGAAGTGACCAATGGTGCCAAGGGTTACAACAGTGTGAGCCGTCATGTGGTGTATGCCGGTGGCTGCACCAAGGATATGAAGCACCCCAAGGACACGCGCACCCCTGCGCAGCTGAAGGCGATGACCGACTATGTGCGGAACTTCCATCAGCGTTTTCCGCAGATCAAGATTGTAGGCCATTGCGACCTTCCGGGCGTAAATAAAGCCTGCCCAGCCTTCGATGTCGCCAAGTGGCTCAAGTCAATAGGAATATACCAACAGTAAAAATATGGATGGCATGAATATCAGCGAAGTCCTGAACGTCCTCCTTGGCGGAGGTCTGGTGGCTACCATTGTTGCAATATGCACGCTGCGGGCTACCATAAGGAAAGCGAAAGCGGAATCGATGAAGGCAGAAGCCGATGCCGAGACGGTGCGTATGGACAACGCCGAGCATGCCACCCGTATCTTGGTAGAGAACATCGTGAAACCATTGAAGGAAGAACTCAATGAGACAAGAAGATGCCTCGAAGCCTCGAAGCGCGAGATGGCGCGTCTTAGGAAGGCTATCGACACTGCGAACAGTTGCAAGCATCATGATGAATGCCCTGTTCTTGTCGGGCTGCGCGACAAGCCGAAAAGCGAGCGTGGCCACGGAGGAAAGCGTGAAACAAGTATCCGCGGACACCCTCCAGAGCGAGGTTCGTCAGACATGGACGGAGACAGTACCGCAGGAGGAAGCCAAACTGGAGATACCTCTGGCGGAACTGACTAACCTACCCGAAAAGGCAGAGTACCGAGCCAAGAACGGACGAGCCAGCGCAACCGTGCAGAACAAAGGTGGCACCATCGTTGTGTATGCCACTTGCGACAGTCTGCAACGCCAGTGCGAGTACTATGAACGCCAAATGGCGAGCTACAAGAAAGCATTGGAGCAACAGAAGAATGAAGCCAGAACGGAAAAAGAACGCAGTTCAAATCCGTGGAAGATGCTTCTCATCGCCTTTATTGTCGGAGTGGCGACCGGCACAGTATTAACAATCATAACAAAAAGAATATGGCAGAAAGTAAGAAATTCATGTACGGCATAG